TGTGGCTCAGCAAAACCAAGGTTGAGATCTACATCAAGATCCGGCCGCTCAATTGCCCGAAAGACCTGACGGCCAACATTGCCCTAGACCTTTCCACCGACGATTCGGAGTAACCCCCTATGTCACGTATTGGCGGCAAGAATTTCGACGTGAACGTGGGCGATCTGCAGGTTCACGTTGCCAACTGCACCCTCGACATCACCGACAGCACGGCGGTGGCACAGAGCCGTGGCGTGCCCAATGGTCATGTGGACGGCGACGTCTCGGCCAGCGGGGAAATGGAGTTCGACACCAGCAACTTCAACCTGCTGATCGAGTCGGCTCGCTCGGCCGGAAGTTTTCGCAAGCTTGAGCCTTTCGACGTCGTGTTTTTTGCCAAGGCTGGCGACGAAGAGCTGCGGGTAGAGGCGTTTGGCTGCAAGTTGCGGGTTTCCAGCCTGCTCAGTGTCGACCCCAAAGGCGGTGAGACCTCCAAGCACAAGGTGCCGTTCGACGTCACCAGCCCGGACTTTATCCGCATCAACGGCGTGCCGTACCTGGATGCCTCCGAGATTGAGGGCTTGAGCTGATGGTATGCCCGTTCGATCGTGCCCAGGCGCTGGAGCAACGTCAGCGCGACCAAGCGATTGCCGCCCAGTTGGCCCAGCGGCGCCCGATCGGGCCAAGCCGAAGCGAATGCCTGGACTGTGACGGCGCAATCCCTGCAGCACGCCAGGCACTGGGCGGGATCCTGCGTTGCGTGCCATGCCAGACCATTTTTGAGAAAGGAGTTCTCCGATGAGCACGAATCAGGCCGCTCAGGACACCGCCATCGCATTTGCAAAGGTGGCACCGGCCATCGGCGTGACGGCTACCGGCGCAACAGGGGCGGTCGACTGGCCGACAGTCGCCTACATGCTGACCGCACTCTTCACGTTGCTGCAGATCCTGTTGTTGGTGCCCAAGTACCGCCAAATGCTGCGCGACTGGAAGGGCAAGTAATGAGCCTGCGCAACAAGATCGTCATTGGTGCGTTAACGGGTGTGCTGGGTATGACCGGCGCATTGGTTACCTGGTTCGAGGGCCGTTCACTGGTGGCCTACCTCGACCCGGTGGGCATTCCAACCATCTGCGAAGGCGTCACCCTCGGCGTAAAGCCGGGCGATCGGGCCACACCGGCACAGTGCGACCAGCTGCTGCAGCGTGAATTGCGTATCGCATTGACCGCGGTGGATCGCCAGGTGCGTGTGCCGCTGCCGGATACGCGCCGTGCTGCCCTGGGATCCTTTGTTTACAACGTCGGAGAGGGGCAGTTTTCCAGCTCGACACTGTTGCGCCTGTTGAATAGCGGAGACGAGCGGGGCGCCTGTGCCCAGCTGTCGCGCTGGGTGTATGCCGGTGGCAAGCAGTTGGCCGGGCTGGTCAATCGTCGCGCTGCCGAGCGTGAGCTGTGCGAGGTGGGTTTGTGATGAAGCTCGATGGCTTTCTCCTCGTGGTGCTGGGCCTGGTTGCGTTGGTCTACATCAACGTCGTGGAGCAACGCGACACCGCACGCAGCGAGCGAGACAGCGCTTACGCCGAAGTTGTCGGCCTGCGCGAAGCGGCCCGTATCAGCGGCGAAATGCTGGCCGACCGCGACGAAAACGACTTCACCCGAACCAAGGCTCTTAACCATGCACTTTCTGAAATTAATGACCTGCGCCGTGCTGTTGATGGTGGCGGTAAGCGGCTGCTCGTTAAAGCCACCTGCAGCACCCCAAAGCCCGATCAGACCGGCTCCGGCAGCGTGGCTGATGCAGCCACCGCCGAACTCGCAACAGACGCTCGACCGGATTATTTCACCCTCAGAAATCAGCTCGCCCTCAGTCGAGAAATGATCCTGGGCCTGCAAGACCACGTTCGCAGGATCTGCCTGCGCTAACCCCAACCCTTGAATGGATATACCCAATGACTGACCGCCGCGATATCACCCTGGAAGTTGGCGACAAGGAATTCACCTTCACCCTGACCCCGCAGGACGTGACCAAGTACTTCAACAGCCTGACCCAAAACAACAAGGTGGCGCCGGCCAATAACCTGCTGGTCAACACCGTAGACCAACAGGAACGCGCCACGTTGAAGCCCCTGCTGAGCAATCCGACGATGGTTCTGCAGTTGGCTGGTGCGCTGCTTGAAGAGTACGCCCCGGACGTTGAAATCATCGTAAAAAAGCACTCCAGCACGCTGAGCGCCTGAGCGAAGACGGACTGGGCCAACTGATGGCTCTGACCAATCGCTGGCTGCCTGGAGCCGAGCCCTCGATCGAGAACATGGGCACGGCCAAGTGGCTGGAAGACGAACACTGGAAACGCATGGAAATCGCGGTGGCCAACGGCATCGCCCACGCACTGAACGGGTAACGACACATGGCAGATCGCAGCGCCCGCCTGGCCTTTATCTTGAGCCTGACCGACAAGGTCACTGCTCCGTTGGGCAAGGTGAAAACCAGCTTTTCGGACTTGGCCGAGCAAGGTCAGAACAACATCAAGACCATGGGCCTTGGGCTCGCGGGCATGGTGGGCGCTGGTGTTGCGATTAGCCAATCCCTTGAACCGGCGTTGGAGATGAACCGCGCCCTGGGCGAAGTCCGTTCGCTGGGCGTAGCCGAGGACGCGCTAACCGCGCTGAATCAGAAGGCTTTGGAGTTTTCCGTGGCCTACGGTGAAAACGCCCGTGACTTTGTCGCTTCGGCGTACAGCATCGAAGGCGCCATAAAGGGCCTGACCGGTTCACAGCTGGCCACCTTCACCAACACGAGCAACCTGTTGGCCAAGGCGACCAAATCCGACGCCGAGACCATGGGGGCCTACGTCGGCACCATGTACAACCTGTTCAAGACCCAAGCCGATGCCATGGGCAAAAGCGAGTGGGTCGAGAAAATGGGAGGCCAGACGGCACTGGCGGCCCAGTTGTTCCGTACCGACGGCGCACAGCTCAAGGATGCCTTCAAGGAAGTCGGCCAGATCGCCAATACGGCGGGTGTTGACCTGGCCGAGCAGTTCGCGGTGATCGGCACGTTGAGCAGCACCATGGAGGGTGGCGACGCCGGCGGTTTGTATAAGTCGTTTTTCGAGAACATCGGCGCAGCGTCCGAAAAACTGGGGATGAAATTCAACGACCAAAATGGCCAGCTGATGCCGATGGCCGACATCTTGGCCAAGCTCGAGGGCAAGTTTGGCGACCTGAACAGCGCCGCTGCCGGCACCAAGCTAACCGAGGCCTTCGGCGGCGAAGGTGCGCGGGTCATCACCGCTCTGGCCAAAGATACCGACCGGTTCAAAAACAGCCTGGATAAGCTGGGCAAAGTCCGAGGCTTGGAGGACGCCGCGAACATGGCCAAGGCCATGGTAGATCCGTGGCAACAGTTTGCGGCTGCTGTCGAAGCGCTGCGCATTGCGTTTGGTCAGGCACTGATTCCGATCCTGGCGCCTTTGATGGACCGCCTGAGCGGCATCGCCGGCACGCTGACACGCTGGACCCAGTTGTTCCCCAACATCACCCGTGTGATTGGCATTGTGGTGCTGACCATCCTGGGACTTACGGCTGCGATGGCGGCACTGACGTTCCTGGTCGGTATGAGCAAGATGGTCTGGATGGCCCTGGTCGTTGTCTGGAAGGTACTCACCTGGACTGGCTGGAGAAGCATTGCCATGTTCCTGTACCACGCGGTGATGGTCACCGGCTTTGTCGCTGGCCTGATCCTGATGGTGGCGTGGATGGGGTTGGTGAAGGGCGCCATGTTGCTCTGGCAGGGTGCTATCTGGTTGGTCAACTCCGCGCTCTTGGCCAACCCGGTGACCTGGATTGTGATCGGCGTAATGGCCCTGGTCGCAGCCGTGGCCGCTGCAATCTACTACTGGGATGACTGGACTTCGGCGCTGATGAACACCGAGGCGTTCAAGTGGATTGCTGACCAAGCCCAGGTGTTATCTGACTGGTTCGGTTCCATGGGTGGCTGGGCAGGAATGGCCAAAGCCGCTTGGGACGGCATCGTCGCGATCTTCCAAAACGCCATTAATGGTCTGATCGAGATGTTGAACAAGATCCCCGGCGTGAACATCGAAGCGAGTCTCGGCGCCATGCCGGAGATCCCGGGGGCCAATGCGGCCATGGGTGCCGGTGAGCAGGCTGAGCGCTCTCGAAAAGTCCAACAAAGCATCAATGCGGCGATTCCGAGCCTGTCCCCCAAACGCGCCTCAGCTGTGCCATCTGGTGGCCTGTTGACCAGCATCCAGAACAACAGCAACCAGAGCAAGAGCAGCCCAGTAGAGAACGTGAACATCTATACCAGCAAGCCTATGAGCCCGCTTGAGATGGAAAACATGGTCGCAATGGCGGTGGGCGGATGAGCCTCTATATCGATCTGCTGATCACCAACAACGATTTGACCCTGGATCCCTCGAACCAACCCCTGCTGGTTGAGGATCGGGCCAGCATCGCCCAGGACATCGGCCACATGATCCGCGAAAGCGGGTTGTTGGTGACTCTGGTGGCCGAGCGCGATCGCTTCCGTCAATCCGACTGCATCCAGCAGCTTGAACTGTTGGTCGAGGCCGACGTGCGTCTGGTGCCGGGCACCGTCCGAATCCTTGAAGAGGAAAAGGGCAAGTACCTGGTAACCGCCAAAACCGTTGAATTTGGATCTGTCGAGGTAGTGCTGTGAGTGACGTAGATTTTAAACAGGCGTTGAGTGACGCCGGCATTCCGACCACCGAGGCCAAGCTGCGCGCAGCCTGGGAGCTGGAAGTCGCCGCCCAGGGCAGCAAGTTGAGCAACACCAGCGCCTGGTCGCCGTTCTGGCGGGTGATCACTGCCCTGGTGACCAAGCCGGTTATGTGGCTGATCGAGTTTATCGCCGGCACCGTGTTGCCGAACTTTTTCGTGAAGACCGCTATCGGTGCCTGGTTGGACATGCTGGCCTGGGCGGTCAACGTCACCCGCAAGCCTGCGACCAAGGCCGAGGGGTTGTTGCTGTTCACCCGCAGCGCGCTGGCCGGTCTGCTGGAAATCCCGGCCGGTACCCGTGTGCAGTCGATCGCGATCAACGGCAACGTGTACGAACTGGTGACGGTGGCAGCCGCCAGCTTTGCCGATGGCGAGTCTCAGATCCGCGTGTTGGCCCGGGCAAAACAAGCGGGCAGCGGATTCAATCTCGCACCAGGTTACTTTTCGATTCTGCCCGAGCCCGTGCCCGGGGTGGTCCAGGTGGTGAATGCTGACGGCTGGCTGAGCCAACCCGGTGCCGACACCGAACCCGACGACGAGCTGCGTCTGCGTGTGCGCAACCAGTTTTCAGCGGTCAACCAATGGCACACCGACGCGGTGTACCGCGCCATGATCGCGGTGTTCCCGGGTGTGCAGCCCGATGGCGTTTACTTTGAGCACAACGCGCCCCGGGGCCCCGGCAGTGCCAACGCCTTTGTGTTGTTCGAAGCTGACTCGCCGGCTGACACCTTCCTTGCCGAGATCAACAGCTATATCCGTGACCAGGGCAACCATGGCCACGGCGACGACCTGCTGGTGTTGGAGATGCCCGCCACGCTGC